CGTAAACAGATTCTATTAAGAGATGCTCAGCAAAATGGATACCCAAATATGGAGTTGGCTTTAGTATTTTGGTACGGAGACTTTTACGATAATCCGTTAACCCCTCAGGCCAAAGCCTACTATAACAACCTTTACGGAAGAGCTAGTAATATTTCAGGATTTGTACCTACTGCTCCAGTACAGGGTCCAGTACAGGGTCCACAGTTACCAGCTGGAGTACGTTAAGGTATACTAGATTAAACTAGACAAAGAGGTAAGGTATGGTAAGTCAATCTCAGGAACAGCCAGAAGTAAGTACACCACCAGATAATTCTGGAGGTACAACTACAGATATAACCAGTGAATTTGAAGGGGTTAATACCTTTGAAGATGTGTCTACATCTCCTGAAGATATTGCTCCAGATGCACCAGTTACAGAGGAAGGTACAACAGAAACTCCTCCTGCTCCTGATACTGCTGCTCCAGTAGCAGAAACACCTGAGACTCCTGCAACCCCGGAACCTGAAGTACCTGATGCAAGGTTAGACGATCTTCAGGAAAGGATTCAAAAGCAGGAAGAACAGGTATCTTATTATCAGAACCAGCAACAGCAACAACAGTTACAACAACAGGCTCAATCTGTTAGACAACAGTATGAGCAACAGGGCTATTTACCAGAACAGGCAACGCAGGCTGCTCAACAGTGGTTAGCACAACAAAATGCTGTAGCCCAGCAACAACAAGAACACCAGAGACAGGTTAGTTTCCTACAGGGTCAGGCAAATGCAGCAGAGCATTTTGCTAACAAGTATGGACTGGGACTTAGTGATCTGGCAGAATTAAGAAAACATCCTAATCCTGACGCAATGGAAGAGGCTGCAAAAGGCATCAAGTCTATTAGAGACAAGGATGCGGAAATAGCTGAGCTGAGGGCTAAGTTAGTTCCTTCACAAAACTTTGATAATTCTCAAAGTACCCCGGCAGCATCCAATGACGAGGATAGGTGGCTTGACAGATACAATCAAGGCGATAGGTCTTCTCAAGCACAAGAAGCAGCACGAAGGGCTGCTGGTTTAGGTTAATAGACTAGCAACAAAGGGGTTTAGTTATGGCACAAACAGCCACAACAGGAAATTTAGAGAACGCTCAAAGAATAATTCTTAGTTCAGCCCGATACACAGAGGAGCATAACGCTCCAGCACTCGCTCTTATTGAGCAATTTACTCTACCCAAAGGATCAAAACAGGTAACTGTTCCTAAAGTAGGGCAAATGAGCATGAGTGATCTGGTGGATGGGCAGGACATAGTTGACGAGGAAGATATCGGAATGACTACGGTTGACCTTACCGCATCTGAGGTAGGAGCCAAGGTTATCCTTACCGACAAGCTCGTCAGGCAAGCTGCTGATAACGTATTTTCTATTATAGGAAGGCAGCTTGGTGACGGTATGGCCCGAAAGAAAGATACAGATGTTATCGCTTTGTGGCCCAACCTTAATAGCGGTACTATTCTTAGTGCAGACAATGCAGACTGGACAGTAGCTATAGTCCATAACTCTATTGCTTACGCTAAAGAAAAGAAATTCGGAACCCAGTTGTACATCATTCATCACCCAAACGCAGTTGCAAAATTGTCACAGTCATCTGCTACTACAGCAGACACGGCAGCAGCAGGAGAGCTAACAAGTGGGTGGAGTGTGGACTTGTTAAAGAATTTCTACAGTGGTCTTCGACCTATCAATGGTGTAAGTATCTTTGAAGATGGCAACATTGAAAAAATTGGAACTACAGACTCAGGCTATGGTGTTATAGCTGATAAGAGTGCTATGGCTGCTCTGACTAGCGTAGATACCAGAACTGAGAGGCAAAGAGATGCGTCACTCAGGGCAACTGAGGTGGTCATGACCGCCGACTACGGAGTTTTTGAACTAGATGACACTCGTGGGGCACCATTCAGAGCCGAAATTGGAACATTAATAACAACTAGCTAGAGGTAGTACATGGCAGGAATCACGGAACGTAACCGACAGAGACTGGACTTAGCTAATAGTGGTTTTTCTATGTCTTACATAGATGACTGGCAGCCAAAGACTACTCTCTATAGGCATAGGGCCAGTTATAGTGTTGGAGGAAGGATTAATGAAGCAGTAGGAACTTATGTAACTGGTGTTCCGGGTAATCCTGATTATGTATTACGTAAGGCTGCGATAGGATTGTTTCCTTGGAAACCAAGTGCAGCCTGTGATTGTAAGTGGTGTCGGGAATCTTTTACTGAGGCTGAAGTTACGGTAAAGGTAGCCGAAAAGACTCCTGATACTGCTGCAAAGACTTGCGAGATATGTGGGTTTGTTGCTGAGGCTAAGAACTCAGCAGGAGCATCGTCTAAGTTGACGTTCCACAAACGTAAGTTACATCCAGATGTATAATAGAGTCCTGAGAGTTGTAACGATTGACCGTGGCTCTCAGGGTTCTCTAAATAAATAACGGTTGGTCGCAGGGCTTGAACCTGTAAGTAAGTAACCTTGAAGGAGGTTTGATATGGCGTTCCCAGATTTTATTACTGGTGTTGCTGGTTGGGAAAAAGTGACTACTTCTAGCAAGAAGCACTCTCTTGGAACCAAGATGGTAATACGAGACAGGATATTTAGATACGTAGAAGCTGCTGCTGTAGAAATAGGTGAGGGGCTTTTGGTGTCTCAGCAAGCTGCTGTAACTAACCATGATGACGATCTTCCTGTAGCAACTACGGCTGCTGCTGGAGCAACCAGTGTTTCTATAACACTTGGTGCAACTGAAGCAGAAAAAAATGAGTATCAAGACGGATACATTTTTAACAATACTGCTGCTGGTACGGCAGCTTTGATGTATAGAATTGCATCTCACGCTTATATAGCTTCTGCTGGAACAGGAACTATTGTTCTTGACGAGCCAGATGGCCTTGTTAACGCATGGACTGCTGGTACAGATGTTGTAGGGTTAATAGGAAGTCCGTGGAAAGATGTTGTTGTAGCCCCAACAACTGTAATAGGTATGACTGTTGGGTTGACCTGTAACACTATTCCTGCAAGTTATTACGGTTGGGTTCAAACGGCAGGCCCAGCACTGGCAAAGATAGATGCTGCATCTACCACAGCAGTAGGGTCAGCACTGATGGCTGGAACAAACGATGCTGGACAAATGGAACTTCTAACCTATGAAGACGAGGCTTACAGGGCGTTAGCTACACTAGGTAGCTTGGCTGCTGTAGATGACGAGTACGCTTTCGTACAACTCTGCATAGAATAAATGGTAGAACTCTGGACACCTCAAGGATCAACATACGTAGGCGGTGACAACACTGGCTACAATGCTGAAACCGGGGTGTCCATTGTCGTTCATACGTTCCACTTCAAAGATCCTGAGACAGGCAGGGCACAGGTAGTTAAGATACCAGCGGACCCAGATATATCTCAGGCTCACATAGAGGACATGGCTGCTCAGGCATTAGAGACTTTTCTGATAGAGTGCCGTGTTAAGGACAATAAGAAGAAACCTACAGCAGAAGAAAGAAAAGAAATAGGGAGGCAACTTAAAGAGTTTAAGGAATACGCTGCAAAGCGTAGAGATAGTACAAACAATCGGATTTATTATCGAGGTATTTAATGGTAGGACAGAACGAGGCAAACGAGTTCGGATTAACGACAGACGATATCAATGCAGCTTTTCAAGCTAACCCAACTGCTGGAATGACAGCACAGATCAGTATGCTACAGAGAGTCATCGCCACAAGGGATGAGCGGATAGCAGAACTGCAAGCAGAGGTTGAGGAACTGAAAGGCTCCAAGAAGAAATAATGGGGTAGACAATGCCTGTACAGGGAAGAACCCGAAAGCAATTACGCCAGTCTATCGGCTATAACTTGGGGGCTATATACGTATCATCTGCTTCAGGCAATGGTGATACTACTTCCCTGATAGACAATACTCTTATAGGGGGCAATGATAACTTCATTGGTTACAATGCCCTTTTTACTTCAGGTAACAATGACGGTGCCCTGAGGCGTGTCAGTGACTTTGTAGAATCCTCTACTGATATCACGGTATCCCCGGCACTGTCTAACAGCACTGCTACGAATGATACCTATGAGTTATGGGAACAGGGATACCATCCCAATGCTATCCATGACTTTATTAATCAGGCCATTATTGATACTACTGGTCAGGCTTACGATCCGGTAGAAGACGTTAGCTTACACGCAGACGGAACGGCCTTACGCTTTGATATACCCAGTAACATATCTATCATTAATCACCTGTACTACAGAAGCAGCGTATCTTTTACTAGAATTCATGATTGCAATTCAGTATGGGCAACAAATGTAAACAGCACTATGCCTGCATCGGTAGATACTCAAGATAAGAAACAAGGAACTGGTAGTTTAAAACTTGTCACAACGTCTGCTGATGCAGGAGATATCGCAGGAACTACATTTGCATCTAAGAATATTAGTAAGTATGACTACTTAGAATGTTGGGTTAAGAGTACGGTAGCTACATCTGCTGAAAACTTAAAGATACACTTACACAGTGCTGCAATTACAGAAGTAATAGCTAACAGTGGCAGCTTAGAAGCATTAAGTATTCCTGCATTGGCAGCTGATACGTGGACTTATGTACGTATCCCCCTAGCCAACCCAGAGACGGATACAGAGATCATCGCTATAGCACTTGAGCATGATTATAATTTAGACGATTGTCAGATTAGGCTAGACGATATTAAGGTTGTGCAGAATGATTCCGCAGTGTGGGAGATATTTCCCAAGCACCTGTGGAAGCTGGATCGTAGTGCAAGAGACTTGATAATTACCCAAGACGGAAAGTTTGAAGCCGGGTATTCATTAATAAAGATTACAGGTGGTGATAAGCCAGCATTACTTTCTACTGATTCAGGAACCACAGAGATAGATGACTCGTACATAATAGCTAGGGCTACTGGATTAGCCTTTGCCTCCGCTTCAGGTGGGCCATCTACTGACCCGGATCAGCTACGACAACAGGCTGCCTTCTGGTTAGGGCTTGCAGAGCAGGCCAAACGAGCGTTCCCTCTACTCATAACAGGGAGAGCAGTTGAGTAATGGCAAACAAAGTAATACAGAAGAATGAGATATACCTTAACGGCACTTACTATCCTTTAAACAGACCAGTACAAAGTACACTGGCATCTATATATCCAGCTAAGGTAGTTATAGGTGACACTACAAAGGATAGCCAGCTGAGATCATCAGTAGTTTCTTGGTCTGACTGGCGTGGCGGTATAGGTGTTGAGAGGATGCAGGGGCCAGCTGATGCTGACAGAGCATGGTTCTCTACTTGCCAGACCAGATACAGGCATCACCTTGTACTTGGTGCCCTTGGTAATCAGACAACAGCTGAGGTAACAGGTGGGTCTACCGTTATTACTGGTGACATTACTATGATTCAAGATCTTGGTAGCACTGTAGATGATATGTATGCAAGCTGGGACTTGGCTCTATATAACTACAAAAAGACTCCCAATGACTGGACCGCAGTTACAAATGGTGGTGGTGCTTACTCGTTTCCGTCTACACCAACTGATTCAATAACAGTAAGAATAAATCACTCCAGTGACGGAATAGATGACTATATAGTTGTTGCTCATAGGAATACCAGTACAGGAGCGAGTGGGTTTAGCTACTTTAAAAACGCTACTACCGTAGTAGACTCAACTGTTGATGCTGAGTTTCTAACATTTTGGGATAACAGGCTGTGGGGAGTAGATAGTACAGGTCAACTGTGGTATTTACTTGATATTAACGGAACTCCTCAAAACGATGCTAAGTTACCTGTACCTAATGATTACGTTACTGATCTATTTGTAGGAAGGGATTCTCAGGGAGAGCAAATCATATACGCATCTACTCAGGTGGGGTTATATGCACATGATTCAGCTAACGAAAGATTCGTAGAGACACAGTTCCATCTGCCTTTCCACCAGTTCAACGGTTCTGGTTCTGTAAGGTGGAGGGATTCTATCTACAGCCCCAGTGGTCTGGGGATATACAAGTACATTAACGGTAACATCCATGCTGTTATTACAGTGATGGGGCCAGACAGGGATGATGGTCTTCCTCAGGATAGACGAGGAACTATAAAGAAACTGGCAGGAACTCATACAGAGTTACTTGCT